GTTGAATTAGCTCCCGTAGATCCTGTGGCACCCGCAGCACCTGTTGGTCCCGTAGAACCAGTAGCTCCAGTATTACCAGTTAAGCCAGTAGGCCCTGTTGGACCAGGAATAGTAGAGGCGTTACCAGTGGGGCCCGTAGGGCCTGTTGCGCCTGTAGGTCCCCAGTATCCTGATGGGGCAAGCTCAACCCAATAACTATTGACACCGTCCGTAGTCCAAGTGTATTCAATTCCAGAAGCGTCATCAATCCAGTGATTTCCTAGTAAAGGGTTTGATGGTGGAGTTGTACTTAGTACTGTAGAGCCCGGTCCAGTAGCACCAGTAGAGCCCGTAGGTCCTGTTGAACCGGTAGCACCCGTGGCTCCAGTTACACTGGCGCCAGTTGCACCTGTACTACCTGTTGCACCAGTCGGGCCGGTTGCTCCAGTAGATCCAGTAGCTCCAGTAATAGAAACGCCTTGAAGACCTTGAACACCTTGTGGACCTGTTGGACCAATACCACCGGTTGCACCAGTAGCTCCAGTTGGTCCAATAGCTCCGGTAGCACCGGTAGCTCCAGCACCGGTAGCACCTATTGATCCAGTTGGTCCGGTAACACCCGTAGCACCTGTTGGTCCAACAATTTGACCAACGTTATCCCACGTAGTTCCTTCCCATACCCAAAGATTTGTACCAATGATGTATGCGTCATTGACAGTTTGTCCAGTTATGGCTTGAAGAGCGGTGGTGTTTGCAAGCGTTCCGCGGTATTTAATAGAAACACCTTGAGGACCTGTTGGTCCTTGAGGACCTGTTGGTCCAGGAACAGTAGATGCAGCACCCGTACTACCAGTTGCACCAGTAGGACCAGTAGGACCTACAGCACCCTGTTGTCCTGTTGCACCAGTAGGGCCAACAATACCTTGAATACCCTGAACACCCTGCGGGCCAGTATTACCCAAAGGTCCTTGAGGACCAGTTACACCCTGAGGTCCAGCATTACCGGTAGCACCTGTAGGACCCGTGTTTCCTTGAATACCGGTTGCACCAGTTGAGCCAGTTGGACCAGTGTGTCCAATAGAACCTTGAATACCTTGTGGACCTGTTGCACCAGTCGCACCGGTATTACCTTGAATACCCTGAGGACCAGCAACACCAGTTGCACCAGTAGGTCCTTGTGCACCAGTCGCACCAGCAGGACCTCCAGCACCAGTAGCGCCGATAGAGCCAGATGCACCAGTAGCACCGGTGGCACCGGTCGCACCTGTGGCACCTGTAGCACCACGAGATCCTGCAGCACCTGTAGGGCCAGGAATAGTTGAGGCGGCACCAGTTGCACCAGTTGCACCTGTGGCTCCAGTAGGACCAATGTTTCCTTGAGAACCAGTAGGTCCAGTATTACCGGTTGGACCCATATTTCCAGCTGGACCAGTAGAGCCTGTTGGGCCAGTAGAGCCTGTAGCTCCAGTTGCACCGGTAATGCTGGCTCCGGTAGGGCCAGTTGCACCAGCGGCTCCTGTAGGACCGGTAGCACCCTGTGGGCCTACAGCTCCTGTAGGACCTGTAGCACCGTTTTGGTTATTAATTCCAAGAAGATATACGGAAGGATCGTTACTATCGTCAGACGGCATACCGATCAAGTTTGGTGTATTAACCATAGTAATCCTCTGGGTTAGTAATAGTTACTTGTGCTTTTGTAAAGACCTTACCTGCAAGGTAGGTCTTAACTGTTCCATCAACGTTACTTGTAAGCTGTAGATCCCAATATGCCGTATGAGGAAGGTCTGTTGTTACGGAGCTAGGTAAGTGAATGGTTAGAGTGTCAAGTATACCACCGGTAACTGAAGCACTCTTAGTAATCGTAAATGTAGCTAGTAATAGTGGGCCAACCTGATCCGCAGGTATCTCAGGGAATAGACGAACCTGTGCTGCAGGGGTCCAGTTTGTAAGATCCATGTCAAACTTAAAGGACTCGTAGAAGTCATCACCGGACATGAGCTCAAGATCCTTTGGCTCTGCAGGTCCTGGTGGTGTCGTATCTCCGTAGTTTGGAACAGGTAGATAGACGCGTTGCGGTATAGAGCCGTCGTCCACTTCTTGTGGACGGTATACAGGTACATAACGATTTGTACGGCGGCTGATACGACGTAGGGTAAGAACCTCGATGCGATAGAGACCAACACCCAAAAGTGAGCAAAGCTCTCTGTATTGTTCTTTTCGTTGCTGTACAACTTCCATTAACTGGCGATAACGCTCTGAACGAGGGATACTTACGCCATCTGGAGAAATAATGTCAATATCAAATGCGGCGTCTGTAGCAAGGGTGTACAAGGCCATTGAGGTAGCCAAAATTACAAGTGGATATTCCTCCACAAAAGGCAGGGTAGCTAGGGTTGTTGTAGCCCCATTGCTATCAGTAGCATTGTGCGAATGATCATAGAAAGCCTGGCTAATGTAGTACTGGATTTCTGTATCCGTAAAGTACTTATATGCAACTCCACTAACCTTAATTACAGCATTATTGCTGGGAATAATTCCAAGTTGGAAAAGCCCACTTACCTCTTCTACGGAGGTTGTATTAGACACATCAGTGCCATTAACTGTAACTCTAAGGCTTATTCCCTTGACTGGAGCATAGGGTAGCTGGAATTGGCTTGTAACGCCATCCCCTGTAAATTGTTCTATAAAGGATCGGCCGATGTCACCGATTTCTGTTCTAAGCCTGTTAGACAGGGTTTGAATATTTGCCACTTATCCTCCAACTAGGCTATAGAGGTATGATGCCGTACTATTGATAATTAATCAGGTTAAAAAGTAAAGGCCCACCCCGACAGGAGGGCAGTTGTCGGAGTGGGCGTTCTAGTGGGGTTGCTTATGCGCGGTCGTAAATGTAGCCTTTTTCTTTAAGGTGTTCAGCTACATGTTTAGCAACTTTGTACTTCTGACCGGCTTTAAAGGAGAAGTGATTACCTACTCCAATTGTTACAAAATCTAAATCTTCTGCAACTCTAATAACGGTTGAATCGTCCGCTAGGTCGACTCCTACGCTTTCCACTTCGTCTACTACTGTCGGTACTGGACCGGCTGTCAAGTCTAGGACTTCTGTCTCTAGACGCTGGGCTTCAACTTGGGAAGCGATTGACATTTCTTCTGAGCGCTTTTGAATAGCTTCGATGTTGTCCTTAAGAAGCTGCTCACGCTGACGTCCAGTTACATCTGTTACTTTTGCTTTTGCCACGATTATTATTCTCCTAAGTGTTTGTGTTGGGGGAGGGTTTCAAGGCCCTCCCCCAGTTATTTAATTAGTTGGTTTCTGCGATGATTACAGACTGATCTGTAATAAGGCCAAGACCATAGATTGCGTACCAAGCCAATGCGTGCTCACGACCGAAGTCAAGAATACCGCCATCGCGGAGTTCGACTGGGAGTGAGATAGCGTGACCGAATGCGTTATCTCCAATGAAGATTGCGCTATAGCGATCTGCTGCACCGTTACCGGTAACTGTTGTTGGGGTTGTGTAACCTCCACCAGTTGGGTAAGAGATTGATCCTGGAGCTACTGCTGTGTCGGTTGTGTAACCTGAACCAGCACCACCTGGGGTCTTCTTGACCTGAGTGGTCTCAATGAATACGGTGTCATAGAGACGGCCGACTTCACCGAGCATGAAGTTTCCTGGAGCAGCGTACTTGGTGACTTCAATAAATTCTGAATTGTCACGAAGACGACGTGATTGGTGAGGGTGAACGAAAGCAACATAAGTTTCGCCCAACCGAGGGATGTTCTTGGTTGCGAGGGTCTCTACTGCGTCTTTAACTGTCGCAGTTGTGAGGTATGAAGAACCGGTCAATGAAGCGCGTGATGTTGCTGCGGTTCCATTGTCGTACCAGCTGTTAACACCTGAGATACCTGTGCGATCGTAACCGTAGATGACTGAAGAAGCAGCCATGAGGGTGTCACGAGCCTGGCCATCAAGATAGAGAGCCATGTTACGTCCAAGAAGACGTGATGCTGATGCCATAACGTCATCGAATGATGCGTTAAGAAGAAGCTCTGATACTGCAATTGCATAACCATGTTCTGCAACTGTGATCGAGAACTGCTGTGCTGTCAAAGCGTTAGTTGACATACGGACACCTTCAACAAGAGCTGAAGCGAATCCGAGGTTGTTGTAACGCATGAAGTTGATCTGGAGACCTGGGGCGACGCCTAGCTCAGTCTTCTTAACAGCGAACTGTTCGAAGCGGAGGATAGGCATTGACTGGAAAAGGATTTCCTTTGACCAGATGGTCTGAATCGCCTGAGTCAGCTGGCTGTTAGCGCCAGAATAAGCTGTAGGTGCTGCGGCGAGATTGCCGGTACCTGTTACGGCTGATGCCATGTCGGTTTTACTCCTTAGTTATAAGTGGTTGTTTTCTTACTTACCCAAAAATTCCCTTGCCGTTTGCGTTTAGATTTGGGATCAAACGCGAACGGTATTTTGCATAGTCAGCAACCGACATAGCGGCAATTTGTTCCGCTGTAAACTGTTGTTGATCCGAGTTGTTTTCCAAGGTAGGGGGCAAAGTAGTTCTTGTCCCCGTCATCTCTCGACGCAAACTCTGGGTAGCTGCTTGCGCTGAATCAAGGATACGAGCTGATCGTTCCTTTAACCCTAAGATACTCTGGTCGATTTCATCTTTGGAATTTCCAGAGATTAAATCAAGTAGCTCAGGAAGAATATTATCTTGCTCCTGTTGAAGTCGTGCAGTGCGGTATTCTGTTAGTTCTGAATACTGACGCTCACGATCTAGGAGTAGGAAAGCTTTTTCACGCTCTAAGCGTTCTGCTTCCAACTTCTCCGCCCACTCTCGTTCTTTTGTTTCGAGAAGACTGCGGACATCCATCTCAGCTTCTGCCTTCTTACGGGCGTCTGCTTCTTGCTCGACACGGGCACGTTCTGCCTCAGCGAGTCGTTCTTCACGGTCCTTCTTAAGGATATTTAGTTCTTCCTTAAGCGAGTCAATTTGAGGGTAGAGCTTTGATTTCTCTTGCTCACGGACCTTACGAAGGTCTTCCTCTGTGTATGACTTTCCTGACTGTGATTGGACGGGTGTAACGGTTTGAGTGTTTTCTACTGCTGAAGTTACTTCGGCCTGGAAGGCTTCTTGTGCTACAGCTGTATCAACAACGGTTGCCTGTTCTGACATAGTTATTCCTTAGGTTTAAGAGGTCGTTGTCCGAATGAGTATCACGATGACCTGCGGATTGATTCAGTGGTGTATAGCCTTTCAAATATTGCGGTATTTGTCTGGCTAAACTATTTATTACCCTTCAGGATACTTAGAGTCCTGACTGGTATCATCTTCGCCACTTCTAGCCTTTGGAAGTGTTGTTCCGTAGGCCTTGGTGACCAAGTCGTTGGCCATCTGGTCTAGAGTCTCCGCCTCAAATGGGGTGATTACTCCAGGTTGTCCAGAAGGTCCAGGACCGGTTCCATCTCCAGGCTCTGCTCCAGGAGGTAGTTCTCCACCACCGTCTGGCA